CTGATCTTGAGTCTGTTAAAAAAAGTTTAGGTGATAATGCTAATGCTAGAGTAGAAGCTACTCAGTTATTTGTTAATAAGTTTTTTCCTGAGGATTTAAGAGATGCAGTATCTGAACTAGGTAGTAGTGCTGAGGGAATCAAAGCACTAGAACTTATACAAAGATCAATGCAACAAACAAATATAAATCCACAAGCAACGTCACCATCTAAAACAACCATTGAAGATCTTATGGCTAAGATGAAAGATCCAAGATACTATGATCCTACAAGAAGAGATAGGGCATTTGTTCAAGAAGTGACTGATGGCTTCAAGAGAATTTAATGGTGAGGGTATCTATGATGGATACCCAATCATCAAATCCAAAGTTAGTCATGTAGATTATCTGCAAAATAATATGCGAGATGCTGATGTAAGGGAGTGCATTATACATGGTGCAACTCCTTTTCGTGCATTGATGGCAGGATTACGAGAGCCAAATGGTGAGACTTACACAGTTATGGTTGATAATAATCCTGCTTTAATCTTTGGTTGCAACCCAATATATACAAATATGATCGGTAAAATATGGGCATTAGGTACATATGATATCCACAAAATAGAGAAAAAGTTTCTTAAATGGTGCAATCCAGTGGTTGATTACTATCAAAAACAATATTATCAGCTAGAAAATATAGTTCCTGCTGACCATACAAAGACGTTGTTATGGTTGGAATTCCTAGGGTTTGAGATACTTGACCCACCAGTTATGTTAAATGGTTTTGCAGTTTTGCGATTTGTACGTTGCAAAGGCGAAGAAATTTTGGTAAACAAAGAATATAGCCCAGTATTTAGCTGATAGCCCTAACGGATAACTAGATGAAGCTAAGATGGATAACTAGATAAAATGTAACATTAACTTTTTTTGAGGAGAACTATAATGGCTAACACAATAGACACAGCCTTTATTACGCAGTTCGAGACAGAAGTTCATTTAGCTTATCAAAGAATGGGTAGTAAATTAAGAAATACTGTCCGTACTGTAGCGAATGTGAGTGGAAGTACAGCACGATTTCAAAAGATCGGTACTGGAACTGCATCAACTAAATCCAGAAATGGACAAGTAACACCAATGGAATTGGCACACACCACAGTAGATGTGAGTATGTCTGACTTCTATGCTGCTGAATTTATCGACAAGTTAGATGAATTAAAGACTAACATAGATGAAAGACAAGCCGTAGCAACAAGTGCTGCTGCTGCTCTAGGTCGTAAGACTGACGAGATCTTATACACTGCTATGGACTCAGGTGCTAACTCATCTCAATTACATGACACTAGTTCTGCAGTAGAAAAGGCAGACTTACTAGGTGCATTTGAGACCTTTGGTACAAATAACATACCTGAAGATGGTGGCAGATATATTGCTATGCACCCAAAGGGATATGCTGACTTATTTTTAATTACTGAGTTTGCATCATCTGACTTTGTTGGTGATCAGAACTTACCATTTGCAGGTGGCATGAGTATGAAAGAATTCTTAGGATTCAAGATATTCTCAACTGCTGCAATTACTGCAGGTAAGAATATGGTCTATCATACAAGTGCAGTAGGATTAGGTATTGGTGCTGACGTAAGTACAGAACTAAACTATATTCCTGAGAAAGTATCTCACTTAGCAACCTCAATGATGTCTATGGGTGCTGTTGTTATTGATAACAATGGTGTCTATGAACTTCTTGACAACAACTCATAGGAGGGTCGAATGGCTTACGCAGCAAGTGGACTTCATAAAATGGCAGGTGCTAGTGGTGTTCAACTCTTCATCTACCAAACAGCAGATGCTATTGCGACTGTAAATACTGCAGGTTATTTTAATGATGCAGCAGGTATGTTGAATATTAGAGATCTTATTATAGTGATGGATACTAATACACCAACAACAAGTTTTGTTTCAGTTTTATCTAATACTGGATCAGTAGTTGACGTTTCAGACGGAACTGCTGTAGCAGAAACAGACTCAGACTAAAGGGAGGGGGAGCAATCCCCCTTATCTTAAATGACAAGTACTGTAGCAAATTCAGCAATAGACATAGCATCAAGAGCATTAGTTCTTATAGGTGCAGAGCCTATTACTTCTTTTGACTCATCAAGTACAGAAGCATTAGTAGCAAGTAATATGTATGAAGATACAGTTCGTGCTACTTTAGCTACTGCAAGATGGAGGTTTGCTACAGAACAAGCTGTATTAAATCAACTTACAGATACACCAACAGGTCGATTTGATATTGCACATCAATTACCAAGTGATCTTCTTATACTTCATGCTGTAACTATTAATGATAGATTGATTGAATATACTGTGTATGGTGACAAAGTATTTAGTGATTCAACAACTAATGACACATTGATAGCTGACTATACATTTAGAGCAGAAGAAGTAAACTTTCCTAGTTACTTTTCATTAGCCTTGCAATATTCATTGGCATCTATCTTTGCTACCTCTATAGCTAGAGATGACAGACTAATGCAAATTATGGAAACAAAAGCTAATATGTTAATGGCAAAAGCTAGAAACCTAGACTCACAACAACAAACAACAAGACGATTATCAACATCAAGATTTATAACTGATAGGAGAAGTTAAATGGCAAGAGTAAGAGTGCCATTAAATAACTTTCAGTTTGGAGAAGTTAGTCCTGCCCTTACATCTAGGACAGATACTAAAGTATATACTAATGCAGCAGAGCAGGTAAGAAACTTTTTTATTAGATCAGAAGGTGGTCTTAAGAAAAGAACTGGTACTAAGAGACTTGCTAACTTTGGCAGTAGTCCGTCATTTACAGCAACGGCAAGTCTTAGACAAAGTGTTAGAATAGAACCATTTATATTTTCAGATGATGAAAAATACATAATAGCATTTAGTAATACACGAATAGAGATATTTCAAATTGATCCCTCTACTGGTGCAGTGGCATCTGTTCAGGCAATTACAAGTCAATCATGGTTAGTTAATACAACCTCAGCACCTTATCTTGAAGAGATAACCTTTGCACAGCAGGGTGATCTTATGTTTATCTGTCATAATACATTTCAGACTAGAATATTAGAACGTACTGGACTTACTACATTTACAGTATCTACATTTAACTTTGATACATCACGAGATTCTGAAGATATATTTCAACCATACTTTAGCTTTCAACCATTAGGTATGACTATGGCTTGTAATGATACAAGTGGTAATAGTAAAACTCTTACTGCTAGTGCAGATTACTTTGTGTCAGATCATGTAGGTGTTGATTTATTAATAGGTGAAACTCGTTGTCGTATTACTGCAGTAGCTAGTGCAACATCTGCTACTGTAAATATACAAGGAACATTAAGACAACAGTTAGAAATAGACAGTATAAAAACATTTGAAGGTAGCAGTATTATACAAATAACAAAAGCTTTGCATGGGTTAGCTACTGGTGCATCTATTACAATAGAAAGATCAGGTGCAGTTGGTGGTATAAATAATAATCATATAAATGGTTCACAAACAATATCATCTGTTATAGATGAAAATGTTTTTGAGGTTGATACTGGTAACGCAGCATCTTCAAGTGCTATTGGTGGTGGAAGTCCTCGTATTGTTACTGGTGCGGCAACTACTGAGTTTAGTGAAATGAGTTACTCACCACTGAGAGGATATCCTGCTGCAGTTACATTTCATCAAAATAGATTATGGTTTGGTGGTACATTGGCACAACCTGATGGCATTTGGGGTAGTAAGTCAGGACAGTTCTTTAACTTTGATATAGGTGATGCAGAAGATAATGATGCTCTTGATCTTACTGCAAACGTAGGTGAGATCTTTTCTATTAGACATTTAGTATCTAACAGAGATTTACAAGTCTTTACTACTGGTGCTGAGTTGTTTGTTCAAGCACCAACAGACAAACCAGTTACACCTTCTAACGCACAGATACGCAGACAAACTCCTTATGGTGCATCATTTGTAAAACCTACAGTGTTTGATGGAGCAACTTTATTTATACAGAAAACTGGTAGTGCATTGAGAGAGTTCTTATTTACAGACTCTGAAGCAGCATACACATCTGTGGCTGTGTCAGGTCTTGCACCTCATTTAATATTAGACCCAGTACAAATGACATCAATCAAAGGTGCATTAAATCGAAGTGAGTCATATGCCTTTCTAATAAACAATGATGGCACTATAGCTGTATTCTATTCCGTAAGAGGAGATCAAAAAGCAGGGTGGACATTGTGGGATACTGAAGGAACATGGCATAGTATATGTGCAGTGCATGAAAGATTGTTTGTTGTGTGTGCTAGAGATGATGGTTCAGGAACAACTAAATTGTTTCTTGAAGAGTTTCAGACAGATATGCCTATGGATTTCTGTGATACATTTAGTGGTAGTGCTAGTGTCTTTGGCAGTTTAGGATCACACTTTGCTAATAATGCTGTAGTTAAAGCTACTAATGGTAATGATTTCTTAGGATCATTTACTGTAGCAGGTGCAGCAATAGATGCTAGTGCAGTAAAGAGTGGATTGTCTCAGGCATTTATAGGCTATACTTTCACACCTACACTTAAGACTTTACCTATAGATGCAAGTATACAAGGTGGTCCTTTGACTGGTGAGCCTAGACAAATACCAAAAGTCATATTAGATTTATTCTCAACACTTGCTGTAAGTGTTCAAGGACCAAGCACTACATCAACTAGTAGAGACTTGGTTATAAGAAATACTACAGATACAGTGTCAGGTGGCTTGATGGAAAGGTCTGCTGTTACTGGCAAAGAGGAGTTTAGATTATTAGGATATAGTCGTGATCCAAGAGTTATAGTATCACAGTCTTTTCCTTTGGATTTACAAATTAACGGAATGATAGTAGAGGTAGCATTTTAATATGGCATTACCATTAGCATTAGCAGTAGCATCAACAGCAATATCTTTTATGGGATCAATGAGTGCTGCCAAAGCAGCCAAACGAGAAGCTGCTCTACAAAGGAGACAATTACAACAGCAAATAGAAGGTGCTCAGTTGGCAGCACTACAAGATCATAATACTCGTATGAAAAATCTACAAGTATTTTTAGGAACTAATGAGGCTCTTTTAGGTGTTACTGGTAGAGGTCAGGACAGAAGTTTTAAACGAATACAAGAAAAAGCTAAGACAGAAGCTGCCACTGAAACAGACAGAAAGTATTTACAGTCATTGCAACAAGTAGGAAAGTTATCATTGGCACAAACTGTAGCAACAGAAAAAGGTAGAAACTTAGCAAGGGCATATAGGTATCAAGCATTTGGTACATTAATAAGTGGTGCAATGAAAGCACAACCTTTAATGGCAGGAAGTACTGGCTATCAAGCACCAGTGTATACCTCTGCAGATTTTAGAGGATTTAGATAATGGTACAGTTTTTAAAAGCCAAACCAACTTCATTTGTAAATCAGCCAGTAGGTGTTGTTGGTGTTGACATGGGTGGTCAACGAGCAGGGCAAGTATTAGCAAGTACTGCTAATAATTTAGCACAACAATTCTTTAAAGAAGCTACAGACAATGAAAAGAAATTAGGTGAAGATGCTGCTTTAGAATTACCAATTAGAGATACTAAAGGTAATTTACAATTTACATCAATAGATAAAAGTCTAAGTCAGGTTGCACAAGAAGCTGCTGATCCAGTTGTTAGAAGAAGATATACAGAAGCTCTTGGAGTTGATCTGTATAAAAGAATTAATGAAATACGTTTAGACTCTACTTCATCTGAAGACTTTAATTCAAAGACTCAAGCATTTATGGGTTCTTATATAGATGAAGTAAACAAGCTTGGTGGTGCTGAATATCAAAATGTCATTACACAAAGTGTTACTAATTTAAGTACACAACATTTTTATGCTATGGCAACAGAAGAACGTAAAGAACAATTACGTGTAGCATCATTAAATGCTTTAGCTATTAATCAAAAGTCTACAGCCGATATGGCTAGTTCAGCACTTCAGGATATAAAATTAAATCCAAATAATATCTTAGAAATCATTGATACATATGAAGCAAACGTTAATCTTTTAGCAATACAAAATGATGAAAATTTAAAAACAAACAACTTAAATCCTGCAAAACATTCTGCACAAGATAAAGTAATTAGATCAGCTATAGCTATTGCAGCAGTAAAACAAGTTGCACAACGTTCTACTTACAATGAAATATTACAAATACAAGAACATTTAGCTATTGGTAAACCACTCGATCCTAAAGTATTTGGTAACAAAATGGATAGTAAAGGTTTTAAAGATCTTATGGGTTATATAAATGATAGTCCATATAAAGAACAAATACTAAAAGAAGTGGAAGCACTTGGAGTTCTTAGAGGTAAGAAAGAATCTAATGATAAAGCTGTTGAATCATACAATGATAAAAAAGATTTAGAAGTTATTCAGGAATTGATGAGGAAGCCTGAAAATAAAATAGCTGCTCTTAATTATGAATCAGATATAAATCAACAATCAAACTCTATATTTAAAGAATGGAAAAATAATAACTACGTTCTAACTAGCAAAACTGTTAATGGATTAAAAAATATTACTAACAATATTATGAAAGCTACAGATTTAAAATCAGGTGGTTTAAAACATAATGGTAAACAAATCTTTTTAAATCAAAAAGGTGCTAATGCTTTAATTAGACAAACTACTGGAAACTTTTTTGTTAATCATATAGTTGCATCAGGTAAGTTTACTAATGTACAGGACATGAACGAATTAAGAAATGCATTAGTTAATAGAGATGAAAACAACCAACCTAATCTTGCAAGTTTAAATACAGAACAAAAAGCAGTCATTGAACAAATGAAACCATTAATTGACAGCTTAGATGTTTCATCAAACGTTGTTTACAATGGTATTAATAAAGTTTTTACAGCAAGAAAAGAAATTTTAAAACAAGTTAAAGCTGAGCAAGATAAAACAAATGCAAATAAAGTTATAGTGTCAGGAGCATTTTATGGTGGGTTTGGTAAAAATACAACAGCAAAAGGAAAAGTATTAGATGATGCTTTTCAAATCCAACCTGATTATTTTGATAATAACTTCTTAAATGATTTAGCAGGAGATGGTGAAGAAAGTACAAAAGCTAAACAAATAGATCTTACCATTGCTAATGGTGCTCACACAAATACATTTAAAAACTTTATAGAAAGAGCAACAAGTGGAAGAAGTAATGACAATACTGTTACAACTGCTATTAATGTTCATAAAAGATTCAGTACATATAATAGTGGTGGTGTTGAAATAGATGTACTAGATGGCACATTAGATGCAAAAGATCATGCTATATTAACCTTAGCATCAAATCTAATACCTAATTATAAAAATGCAGATGACTTTTTTGGTGTTGCAAATCCAACACCTTCATCAATGATGACAAAAATAGTAGAAGCATTTAATAATAAAGATGATGTAGAAAGTAAACAGAGATTAAAAAACATTATAGGTGCAGGAAATAATTCATATCAATATTTAATTAGTCGAGGCTTTGATCCAAGAGAAGCACAGAATATGCAATTTTTACCTCAACTTGCAGCATCTTTAAACTTAGGTGAAGATAAAACAAATACATTATTAGATAACATGAAAAATAATCTTTATGTAGATGGTGAAGGTTTAATTGTAGACACATTAAGTAGTGGAAATAATAGTTTAAAATCTAAATTTTCTATGCTTAGAGTCTTCAATGATTCAGTAAGTGGCGAAGAAGATAGAGCAAGAATAAGAGATTTTATTAATAAAGATCTTAGTGCATTGCAAGTTGAAAACAAACTTGGTGAGGTAGAAGGTTCTTATAAATTAAATTATGTAGAACAAGTTTTGATTGGTGGCACGGAAGTAGGCATGGGTATAACTTTAGGTGCTACAAGAAAAAGACCTTTAGGTGCAAAGGGTGAAAGCGAAACGTTTGATGATG